ATCAGAACCTCACCTTAATCGTTGAGCCGTTAGACTTACCACGCTTTATTAGCTCATTGTTGTTATGCCTTACCACCTCTCTCTTGTAGTAATCTCGCGCATCAACAAGCTCAGAGAATGACATCTTAGTTAAAGATCGCCCAGCAATTGAATATGAGGAAACATCAGCATCTGCTTTTCCCTCTAAAATAGTCTCAATCTTAGCGACCATAATCTCAGCATGTATCCGAGGATCGGCCTGATTGTTATCCATGTCAGGAATAGCAGTGAAGTCGCCAATATCGACAACAACCCTATTCCCTGATGATGTTTGAGTTACCTCAAGCTGCCAATGATATAAACCAGGCTCAAATAGCTCACTGGTTGCACTTGGAACGGTAAAAAGATAATAACTATCAGTAGATCCAACAGCTTGAGGAAGTTTGATCTCAGTGGCACCGCCACCAGTAATCCTAGCCACATACTCTGCGGTATATCCATCAGACGTTGGATACTCAACAGCAATATCTGATCGCTTCCATTGTATGAAATCGCCAACAACGATCTCTAAAGGTTCGCCCTCTGGAGCATTTGCTGGATCAAATAAATTCGCCATAAATTATCGCCATGAATTAGCAAAGCCGCCAGATCCTCTTGGAATCATTTGGCGAGGTCTTTGAGTTTGCTTGACCTCATCAACCTCTATGGGTTGCTGGGATCGCCGCTCCATTTTGTCAGCATAGGCATTGACATTGATGCCAATGATAGCATAGGCCGCTATTGCGTACACCATACAGTCAAGCGCCTCGTTTCTTGGCCTCACCTTTTCAAAAATGCGCTTTTTAAATCCCCTGTGGAATCTTGTGACGATCTTCTCAGCAGTCAACTGTCTGAAATACTCATCATCTAACGAGTCAGAGAACTGGATATAACCAGCACCAGGTTCTCTAATCCTCAACCTAGCAAAGATAAGATCCTTAACCGTATCAACACCAACGGGAAATAACGGGCATTTAGCCACATTGTTCTTGCTCGGCCTGCCAGCTATGGGCTTGCCCTCGCCTCCAACGCCCTTAATCGCGAATATGCGCCTTGGTGCGTTCTTCTTGCAGTACGAGTACACGGAGTTGGTGAAATGGCCCCCAGAGTCCACACAGGCCGACCTAATGGACATTTCTCGCCCAGACTCGGTGGTAAACGTCTGGCGTAGGATAGAATCAACGTCATTCCACAAATGCGGAGTACTTGGATCACCGTAGACCGTATGATGGGCAAGAACAGCACTAGCATCATCTCGCTTCCACCCAACTAGCGTTATCTCAATGCGATTATCCTGGACGTCGGCCCCAGCCGTAATGACAACAACATCGTCAGGAACATTCGCCATAGGTTCTCTGCGTTCCGATAGATCGTAATCATCAATGCGCTCGCCTTCATCCTCCCATGTCTCGCCGAGATAAGTATTAGTCCAAACCCGTAACTGCTCTGGATTTTTCCTAACCGATAGAAAATCTCTTACCCCATCCGCAAGTGGCGTCCAAGGCGAATACAGCCCACTCAGAGCAAAGCCAGCAATCCCATTGAATTCACCCTCTGCCACCCACTGACCATTACGTATGGCCCACTGACGGTCAGAATCAGACCAAAGAACATGACAATGCTCGCACATATAGCCAGCAGTGCTTGGATCTCCATCATCCCATCTGACGTTAGACCAAGCTAATTTCTGATCGTGATGGCAATGTTTACAGGGAACATAGTAATAACGCCTGTCAGACGCCTCAAACGCCTGCTCAATGCGGCTTGAGTCCTTATTGGTAGGCGTAGATACCATCACCATCTTTCTGTTCCAGAACGTCGCTGAACGCTTTCTGGCGAGCTGTATAGGATCACCCTCAGAACCCGCTGAAGTTGGATAACGATCAACCTCATCGCAAAGAACAAGGCGAATTGGCCTTGATGCCAGACCAGCAGGGCTGTTAGCGCCAACCATCGTCAAAGCACCACCAGGGAATACCTTGTGCAGCGTCGTGTTGTTGGAATCCCTAGCGCGAGGATCTTTAACTTTGCCTTTTAGACACGGCGTAGAATTAAGCAAACCAGAGGCAACGCGATCTTTTGAGAATGCCTGAGCCATTTCTAGCGTTGGCTGTAACACCAACATAGGGCAGGGATCATTCTCAATGTGATAACCAATGATGTTTAGAATAGCTTCAGACTTGCCTATCTGCGCTCCTGTCATCACAACAACCTCGCGGATTGTTGGATCAGAACAGGCATCCATTATCCCGCGCTGATATTCCGCTCTTGAGGTATACCATCGACCAGGTTCAGCGCTTGATTGCCCATCTAGTCTTCGATTGTCATCAGCCCACTCGCTAACCGTTAGCTTCGGCGGTGGACTCCATGCCTTCATCCCCTTCTGGATGATCTTGTTCGCTGATTGCATAATTACTTAACTCCTCAAGCGCCTCCCTCACCAAATCATCAATGATAATCTGACATTCACCAGCATTAGTCTCCGCAGCAACAATAGGCGCAGCCTTTGATGGTATTGACAGCAGCCTAGACTTACACGCCGTCACTGTGTTGTACCAAACAGCAGAGACCTCGCTAGCCCTCACCAGTTCGCCGTTAAGCTCCTGCACATCAATCTCTGCTTTGTCTGCCTGCGCTTTAACCAGTCTCGCCTTCTCAGCGTGATAATCAGCACCAATCCCATCACCACCATTTTTACTTTTTAAAAATTTAATGTAGCCTCTGACCGCAGATTCAAGGTAGTATCTTTTATTGTCACCTCTAGGGATATAACCCTCGTCAGCTAGCTGCTGCACCCGCCTAGTGGTCAAACTCAGCAAGCTCGCCAGCGCCTTGATATTGATCTGGGTCTGGCCCTCAAAGTCAGTCATCGTAAGTCCTTGATATGAAACACTTTTCTTATGGCTACGGCTAGCCAAAAACGGCGCTGCTGCGTTACCCGTAACCAAACGCTCTTAGAGTACCTACTCCGAGACCTTTCCCCAAGCCCCTCGGCGCACCATTCGGATGCGTTTTGCCTCGCCCATCGCATTTTGCAATGAGGTCACCGCCTCGACAGAGCAAGCTGACGGTTCGCGTAATACTTGATGTTGGCGTCTACCTCCCTCGTGATGCGCTCTGCAATCATGCTCTCGACTTGGTTGGTGATGGAGTCTTGTTCTGCCAGCCTCGCTGGTATCGGGCCATACAGCTTCTTGATTGGTAATCGCCTATCGGTCTTTCTAACAAATACATGTCGGCCCAGCTTATCTACGATGAACGCCCCATCATAGACCTTGCGACTTCCCCATGCTTTAGCTGTCACGCCTAGCTTAGTTTGTCTTGGGTTAAAGTCTTTTAGCGGTATTGATCCCCACTTGACCATGATAGAGAAGGTCAGTGTTCTTACATTTGATCTCAGGTTAGAGAAGAAGCCGCGCTTCTTTAGTGCGCTTTGAGTTAGCCCTGCCTCCTTTGATACACCGCGAATGATGATCTTATTAGCTGCTGTGCCTATCCTGTTCATGCTTTTGTTTAATGCTTTAGGAAGAACTAACCGCTCCATAGCATCAAGGTCTCGCATAACGTCTTGAAGGTTGCTTCTGATGTCTATTTGCATATTAGCCTCACTATTTGATATGTGCCGTGGTTGGATAGATTCGCTTGTATTTCATTGCCCCAGCACTTCATCTACCCTTTCGACGCCACGGCTCGCCGCTTTTAGGAGTGGGGCAAATTCGATGGTCTCACAATCTCTAGTATATCTACACGCCTACAATACTGCTGTGGCTTGCATCTCATCTCTTTCGTTAACGCAATGACCCAACCTCTGTCATTAGCCATAGACTCAGCAAAATGGAGCATATTGGTCACTTGAGACACCTCCTGGTCATTGGCCTGCCACCACTCTAAAGCCATTCCTTTAAATCCCTATGCCTACGCATCTTCTCGTATGCTCTTTCAAGATAGGTTTTTACAGTGCCTCTAGTTAAGCCCATCTCTTGGGCAATCTCATCCAGTGTGTACTCGTAATACTGAAGGGTAGGCACCGTCTTACGCTCCCACGGCTCCTTATCCTCTCTTGGATCTCTTGACCACTCATCTAGTATGCTCATGTTTCCCGCTCCATATGCCTTAAAAGGTCTTCGTATCCACCAATGTGCTTTGTCTCGCTGAAGATTTGGGGAACTGTCGCCCAGTTAGCCGTGTTTGGCATGGTCTCTATGTCAATGTAAGC